GATACTGATAGACACCTAATCCATTTAGGAACAGAAACAACAATTGGTTCGATTAACACACAAGATAAAATGTTTATTCGTTTTTCAGATCAGGAAGACAGAACAGATTATGTACCTGTTTCAACTAATACTGCAGGAACCTTTCAATTAGATAGTGGTTCAAAAATAGTCAGTGCAGCTAGAGGTAAAGACTATATATTTGTTGTTACAGATACATCGGCTTATATTATGCAGTTTGTCGGACCACCTTTTACCTTCTCAATCAGACAAGTAGGTTCAAACTGTGGAGCTATGTCACAACATTCACTAGTGCATGTAGATGGTATTATGTATTGGATGGGTAAGTCAGGTGGTTTTTATGCTTACGATGGTGGTTCGGTAAAAAAACTTACTTGTTCTGTTGAGGATTTTGTATTTACAACTCAAACCTCAGATGACTTAGGATTTAATTTTGGTCAAAGTGAACAAGTCTTTGCAGGATATAATACTTTGTTTACAGAAATAAATTGGTTCTATTGTAAAGATGGTTCTACAACCATAGATAGGTGTGTTACTTTAAATTATAGAGAAGGTTTATGGACAACAAGTTCTTTAGCCAGAACTGCTTACAGTGACAAGTATGTGTTAGATAATCCATATGCAACAGAGTATAGTGCCTCTGGTCTTCCTTCTGTATCTATTAATGGTATCACAAATGAATTTGGTGCAGCTACATTGTACAAACATGAAACAGGTAATAATCAACTAGATGTCTTAGGTAATAAAACATCAATAAATGCATTTATTGAATCAGGTGATTTTGAAATGCCTATGGAAGGTAGTGCAGGTGAGTTCTTTGTAAAGATAAGAAGATTTATTCCTGACTTTGGTAAACTTGATGGTAATGCTCGTGTTACAATAAATCTTAAAGACTTTCCATCAGAAACAGAAGCCTCATCCCCTCTCGGACCATTTACTGTTACATCAACCACAAAAAAGGTTGACACAAGAGCAAGAGGTAGGTTAGCATCATTAAAAATAGAAAACACATCAACTGATGAATCTTGGAGATTTGGTGCATTCAGAGCTGATGTTCAACCTGATGGAAGAAGATAATGGCAAAAGAAGACCCAAAGGTGGGTACAGGAAAAAAACCTAAAGGTAGTGACCGAAGACTTTACACTGATGAGAACCCTAAAGATACAGTCAGAATAAAATTTGCTACACCTACTGATGCAAGAAAAACTGTTGCTAAAGTAAAAAAAATTAAAAAACCCTATGCACGAAAAATACAAATACTCACTGTTATGGAACAACGAGCAAAAGTAATGGGTAAAATTCAAGTGGTTAGTATTGCAAAAAAAGCTAAAGAAGCTTTGAAAAGAGAGAGAAAAATTGGCTAAAATAAATATACTTGTTCCTGAACTTAATGAGGATTATGTAGTACAGAACCAAAGACAAATAACTTATGGTATTGAAACATTAGTAAATCAATTAAACTTTTCTTATCAAAATGATTTAAAAAATGAACAAGATGCCTTTAACTTCTTTATGAGCTAATGACAATACAATATAAAAATCAAGGTTTTTCACTAACAACCACAGGCACAACAAGTGTTTTGACAGCACCAGCTAATGGTCGTTGTTTAGTTAAACAAATACAAGCACACAATGGTTCAACAGGTGCAGTAAATTTAGCAACACAAGTTACAGACACAAGTGCGTCAGCAACATTTAGAATTGACAATGCTGCTATTACAGCAAATACAACACGACAAATTATATCACAAACTCTTGTTTTAGAAGAGGGTGATATTTTAAAAATGACAGCAGGCACTGCAAATGAAATACAGGGCATAGTGTCATACGCACTGCTTGATCGCTCACAAGAAAACGGATAATTTATTTGCAATTATTAAAAAATATTGGTATTTAAGAATATGGACATAATACATTGCAAATCAGAAATTAACATCAAAAACAAAAAAACTGGTAAAGTTTATAAAGATGAAGATGAAGCACAAAAAGACATCCAAGATGCATCCACTGATACAAACGAAAGTGACATACAGAGGGATGTTAATATTATCGTCCCTGAATTACCAATGGATGGAGAAACAAATTGACACCATTAGGTGGGACTGAATTACAGCATAATTTTTTAAGTAAATTTGTAGACAAAAAATTATTGGAGACTGTAAATATCTGCACATCCGTGCCAGAGAAAATATCTTTATCTAAAGACAAAATAAATATTTTATGGCAAAAAAATGCTCCAAATCAACCCAACATAGCTCCGTGGTTTAAAGATAAATCTAATCACACTAAATATGATTGGTATGTTTTTAACTCTAGTTGGAATTATGAAAAATATAGAGATCTTTATGATTTACCAACTGACAGATGTCATGTCATAAAAAATGGTGTAACAAACTTTCCTAAAAGACGAGCTTATAAAAAAGGTGATACATTACGAATGATATTTCATCCAACACCTTGGCGTGGTTTAAATGTTTTATTAGCCACTATGCAATTACTTGAAGGCGAGAATATTGAATTAGATGTGTATAGTAGTTGTAAAATTTATGGTAAAGATTTTGAAAAAGATAATGATGAACAATATCAAGATTTATACGATCAAGCAAAAACTTTACCGAATGTAAATTATCTAGGCTATAGACCTAATGAATTTATTTTAAGCAAATTGCCTTATTATCATATGTTTCCTTATCCAAGTATTTGGGAAGAAACATCTTGTATATCTTTACTTGAGTCAATGGCTGCAGGATTATATTCTATAGTCACTAACTATGGAGCTTTATATGAAACAGGAGCCGAGTTTCCTGTTTATGTAAACTATGAAACTAATTTAGTAAACTTGGCACATCAATTTGCAGAGGGTATTAAAATATGCCGAGACACGCTCCACGAACCAATAATCCAAGAACATTTAGACGAACAACAAAAATATGTAAAACGATTTTACTCTTGGGATAAAAAAGCTTTAGAATGGACTAATTTTCTAACAGGCATACTTGATGCAAAACAATAAACCAATATGGCTTAAAAATGAACGCCCTGTAAGTTTGTTTGTAGCTACTCCTGTGCATAGTGATGTGTCTATGCACTATGCCCAAACGATGCTTGAGTTACAAAAAGAATGTATGAAACGCAATATGCGAGTTATGTTTCAAATGATGAAGTCTTCTTTAATCACTCAAGGTAGAAACCTTTGTGTAAGTTATTTTTTAAATACCGATTTTACTCATATGTTATTTGTTGATTCAGATATTGCTTTTGACCCTCATGCAATTTTTAGATTAATTGAACTAGATAAAGATATTATTTCAATACCTTATCCTATGAAAACTGCTCAATGGGATACTCTAATTAAAAAAATCAACAGTGGAGTTATTACTGACCCTGAAAAATGTCAACATCATATGCTTCAATATCCCTTATTAATAAAAGATGACAACACTGATATTAAAGTAACTAAAGGTGTTATAGAAGCTACACATTGTCCCACAGGATGCATGCTTATTAAAAGAGATGTGTTTAGTAAATTAATTGAAGCTTATCCTGATAGAGAAATAATTCAGAAAACTACAATTGATGGTAAGTATATGGACAGACCTCATTTTTATAATTTTTTTGACACTTATTATGATCCTAAAACAAAAAGATACCTTGGTGAAGACTTTGCTTTTTGCAGATTATGGTCAGAAATTGGTGGTAAACTTTACTGTTATATTATGAGTTATATAACTCATGTCGGTGAATTTCAGTACACAGGTAGACTTTATGATGAAATGACTGATGAGGGAGTTGAAAAGACTAGCAAATCAGAGTAAAATGAAGTTTAGAAAATTGGAGATAACATGTTAAAATTCATTTTAGGACTTTTTCCTAAAGTCTTGAAAAAATGGCTATTAAATATTCTTGATAAAGATATAGCAAACAAAGGTAATTGGGGTGATACCAAACTTCGTTTTTTATCAAAAGGCGAGGCTTACTTTTTAAAAACAATTGGTGGCAGTGGCACGATAAATTACCGAACAGGTTTAAAACAATACCCTTTTTGGGTACCAGTAGTTGCAGGTGTAGGTAGTTTTTTACTAGCTAAAGCATCAGGAGCATCAACAGGTAGAGCTTTACTAGCAGGTGGTATTGGTGCATTGGGTGGATTTGGTTTGCAAAATTTAGCAGAAGGTGCTGCAGCAGGTAGTTTATTTGAAGGACTGTCTAAAGCTTCAATGATAGGTGGAGGTATCACAGCAGGCTCATTAGCATCAGCAGCTTTTGCTCCTCAACCATCACAGGCAGAATCAGGTATGCAAGCAGGACAACCTTTTAGTCAAGAACAATATGCTATGTCTCAATCCAAAGCTGATGAACAAGCAGAAGGATTAGGTGATAGATTTGATTACTCACAACCTGGTTATGTATCAGGACAGTATTATTCTCCACCAGAGCAACAACAAGTGCAAGAAGCATCAGTTTATGATTTTAATCAACCTGATATGTACAGAGCAAAAGAAGGTGGTTTAGCTGAAATAGTAAGATTTAAAAATGGTGGTATTAATTATTTACCAAGTAAAATGGATCATGATGAAAATGATCTTAATAATTATATTAGAGCCGAGGGTTATGTAGAAGATGGTTCAGGCAATGGCGATAAAGACGAAGATACAATGTTAGCTCAATTAGCTGATGGAGAATTTGTATCTCGTGCTGACGCTATTTTAGGTGCAGGTATTATGTCAGGAGCTAGTCCAAAAGATTTTAAAGATATGCGAAGAAAAGGAGCTCAATTTTTTTATAACCAACAAGACCAATTAAAAAGAATTTATGATATTGTAGCTGATGGAAATAAAAAAGATTGATGTGGAGTGCGTGGATGTGTTTTGGAAAAAAGTCGAACATTGGATTGAATCAGCAACTAAACAGTCTAAAGGAAGACATACTTTAGAATCCACTCACAAATTATTATTATCAGGAAACATGGAAATGTTTCTTGTTCTCGTAGACAAAACTATTTGTGCTGTTTATGTAGTTCAAAAAACTTTCTATCCTGCAAAAAGTGTGTTAAGTATTTTATTTTGTGGAGGTAGTAAAGTTATAAAAAATATAAAAAAAATAGAAAACTTTTTTATTGATTACGCAAAACAAAAAGGTTGTAAAGCTTTAGAAATTATTGGTCGTAAAGGATGGGGTAGAGCAATTGAAAAAAATAATTTAAAATTTAAACAAACAGGATTTTTTTATGAAGTGGCTACTTAAATTTATACCAATAAAAATAAAGATTTGGCTTTACAAAGTTCTTTATAAAGATATAGCAAAAAGAGGTGAGTGTGAAGATAAAGAACTTGCACACATTAATGACTATGAAGCACAACTTTTAAATAATTTAGGTGGTTCAGGTAGTGTTAATAAAACCACAGGTTTAAAAGGCTACTTCGGTGGTGGTGGAGGTGGCGGACCTGCTCCTGCTCCTGCTCCTGCAGCTCCTGCCGTTCAAACACAAATATCAAGAGAAGCTCCTGAAGTAGAATCTCGAAAGTTAGCTTTATATGATGAAGCTATTGATTTAGCTACACAACCAATTGCCGTTCCTGAATATCAAGTTGCAGGACCTGCTCCGTTAGAGAGACAAGGATTTACTATTGCTGGCACAGCAGGTGTTGGCAGAAATACTTTAACAAGTGGTATTGGTTCAACACTACAAGCTAGTCAGTTAGCAAGCACAGGACCTGATATAGATGCCTTCATGAACCCTTATCAACGATTTGTAATTGATGAAATAAATAGACAAGCCGATATGAGAAGAAACGAACTTTCGGCACAAGCTGTTAGTGCAGGTGCGTTTGGTGGTGGTAGAGAAGGTGTAGAAAGAGGCGAACAAGAAAGAGCTCGTTTGGCTCAAGTTGGTCAAGCACAAGCTGCAGGATTTGGTACGGCTTTACAGGCAGCTCAGCAACAGCAACAATTTCAGACACAAACAGCTTTAAATGTTGGTTCACAACTAGCTAACCAAGCACAGCGAGAACAGCAAATGCAACAGGCTGATGTTCAACAATCTTTACAGGCAGGTCAGATTCAGAGGGATATTGCACAAAAAGCATTAGAGGCACAAAGAGCGACTGAACTAGCAAGAGCTTACGAGCCTTATCAAAGAATAGAATTTCAAAAAGGTATTATGACTCAACTACCAACGGCAGCAAGTCAGGTAACACAAACGACTTCACCAGGTGCTAATCCGTTTGCTCAAGCTGTCGGAGCAGGTATTGGTGCATATGCAGCTTATAACCTATTAGGTAATATGGGTGGGAAAGGAACATCATAATGGCTAGAACAGAAGGTGGTATAAATAACTTAAATTCAGACGATCCTGTTTTAAACAGACAAATGTTTGCTGAAGCATCTAATCAACAGGCACCTCCTATAAAAGATGAGGCAAGAGAAGTTGAAACTTTACCTGAAGTAAAAGGTGTAACAGAAGAAGATATTGAAAGATTTGAGCCAGTAATCCCTCAACAAGACCAACAAATACCAAGTGTAACAACAACTGTTAGCACGCAGAGAGAACCAGTTTTAACAAACCAAGAAAAGTTGTCTATGTTTTTATTACCGATGGCTGCTGAATTGTTAAATGCACGAACACCAATGGGAGCAAGTAATTTTCAAAGTTTTTTACAAGCAGCAGGAAGAGGTTTAGCAAGGGTTCCACAAACAATTATAGGTATAAAACAGCTTGAAGCGAAAGGCTTAGATACAAAAACAGCTGCAAAACCATTAGATTATGTATTTACTAAACCTTTTACACTTGATGGTGTAACATATCAAGCAGACCAAAGAGCACAACTTTCAGCAGAACAAGTAAATGCAATATCTAAACTTGACGCAACAGCCGTTGCACCTTACAAAGACCCTAAATCAAAAAGTGCTACTAGTATTAAAGATGTTAAAACAGGACTTGCTACTTATCTAACTGAAGAAGAAGCATTAAAACAGAACCCACCTGCAATTTTCGGTGATTTTTACAAAAATTTAGTTGCACCCACTCCTGATTTAGAGGGAAAACCTATTGTAGCACCCAACGGACAACCTTTACAGTATAAAGAATTTTTTCAAGGAACAGATGTTGTTAGAAAAAGTTTAGTTCCCACAAGTGTCAAACCTCAAGATCCTGTACAAAACTCAGGTAGTTTTGCTAGATATGTTGCATCTGAAGAAGAAGCGAGAGCTTACCTCACTGCTAATGGAATAAAAAAAGAAGATGTTCCTAATTATGACCTTCTTGTTGAATCTTTAATCGCTCCTGCTCCAAGCTTAGAGGGTTCTGAAGTAGTTGAAGGTAATAGCTTTGTTACTTTAGACACAACCAAAAAAGGTGGTAAAGTAATTAATGCTTCTCTTACTCCGTTTAAAGGTGCAACACCAAATATTGTTGAATCTAGAAAAAAAAGGCTACAGCTACTTGCAAAAACATTAGAAGACATGAGAGGTCAATCTGAGGCTGTAACAAGAGCCGAGATGTTATTACCTTTATTTTTAACTGGTCAAGCAAAAACAGGTAAAAAAGAAGCGGCAACATTGTTAGCTAGAGAACTTGCTGTTGATTTAGGTATAGCATCTGAAAAGACAAAAGAAGGTGTTGATGTTCAAAAGTTAATTGAATCTACTTCTTATGCTTTAGCTCCTGTTATGAGAGCAACAGGTTCAGGTTCTACTTCAGATATGGAATTTAAAGCTTATCAAAGAGCCATTGTTGATTTAGGTACTACCGAAAGAGCTAACTATGTAACTTTGTATACTTTTGCAAAACTTAAAAACCTAACTCAAAAAAGAGCAATAAAAGAACAAGAACTTTTAGAGCGAAATGCATCAGGCACAGAGATCAAAGAAGAGTTAAAAAAATTAGATACAGGTATATATGCAACTTATAAAGGAGACCCAAATGATAGTAAAGCCAAGTCAGATTTTCTTGATAGTCTGGCACCAGGAACTATTGTTTATCAAGACCCTGCACAGTTAGCAAAATATAAAAACGATGCAGGAGAAATAGTTTATCCTTTTACTGACGAAGGAGTTCCAAATACAAAAACCTTTATAATTAAAGGTTGGAAAGGAGGCGATTAATGGTTGAATTTTCTGATAGACCTAAAGTCACTGAAGAGACTATAAAACAAGATGTAGCAGAAGAAATTGGTTATGAGTTTCCTGAGTTTAAAGAAACTTCAGAAATAGATGATGTTGGTTTTTTTGAAGGTCTAATACCTAATGTAAAACTGATGATGGTCAGAGATGATAACACTAAAGCAGAAGTTATGAAAAGAAGTTTTGGTGATGACAAAAGATTTGGAGGTGTGTTTTCAGATGAGTATGATAACCCTATAGTCGTATGGAATGACGAACCTTACTATGTAAATAAACCAGGTGTTTCAGCAACAGATATTGGAACATTTGCAGGCGAAGTAATTAAATTCTTACCTGCAAGTAAATATGTAGGAGGAGCAAAAACTTTAGGTGGAACAATAGCAAGAGGCGTAGCTGGTTATACAGGAACGGAAGTAGCTTCTCAAGCAATAGAAAAAGCAGTAGCTCCTGAATCAGCAAAAAAGAAAAGCGAAGAAAGTATGCTCAAAGGAAGAGCTGAAGATGTTGCAAAAAGTGTGGGTGTGGGTGTAGCTACTGATGTCGCTTTGCCACCAGCAGCAAGAGTTGTTGGTAAAGGTTTAAGAAAAGCTATAGACCCAATAGCAAAAGGCATATCTGAAAAATTAACATTTCCTAAGTTTGAAAAGGTAGATTTAGTTGAGGATGAAGTACCTTTAACATTGGGACAAGAAACAAGAGATCCTGAAATATTGACTAAAGAGGATATTATCAGAGGTTCTTCTGTTTCTTCAAAGGCAAAAGACATACTTGTAAATTTTGATGAGATTCAACTGAATCAAGTAAAAAAAATGTCAAGAAATTTACAAGAAGAATTTGGTACAGGTCAAAAAGAAATTTTAGATTCAGGTGATCCTGTAGCTGCCTCTGCTGAGACTATTCAGGATATTGCCTCTTCACGAGCTAAAGAATTAAAAAAACAATCAAAAGAAGGGTACACAGAAGTCAAAGAAGCTGTTGATGTAGATTCAGGTACTCCTTTTGTGGTTGCAGATGAAGAAGGGTCTAAGGATGTAGCTGTAAACATTATTAATAATGTTAGGAAAGAACAGATTGATTCAGATATTTTACAAGAAATGCCTTTACTTAGTAAAGAATTATCAAGGTTAGAAAGAGTAGTTAAAACAGGAAAATGGAATGCTGATAAAAAAGGTGTTCAAGACTTAAACGATGTATGGAGATTTCAAAAAAATCTTAACATTCTTGTACGAAAAGCAGAAGCAGGTTCAGATGAAAAAAGAATACTAGGTATTATAAAAAATGATTTAGATAATGCTGTTTATGAAAATGTAGATAATGCTTTTCTAACAGGTGATCTTGTGTATTTAGATAAATTAAAAAATGCAACAGGTTTATATAGACAATATTTAGGTCTAACAGGTAAAGCTACAGCAAAAGACCCTTTAGGTAAGTCAGCAAATAAAATTTTACAAAAAATTACTAACCCTGATTATAGTCCACAAGATGTAGCTACTGCTTTGTTTGGACATGCAAAATTTAACACGAAAAGTGAAATGAAACAGGTTATAAATATTCTTAAAAGAGGTCTTCCAAAAGAAGAAGCAAAAGAAGTGATGACTCTTTTAAAAGATGCTGTGCTTGAAAAAGCTTTTACCAACCCAAGAACTGGTCAAGTCACAAGAAAAAATATTATTGACAATTACAAACAAGTCTTTGAAAAAAATAAATTTGTAATTGATGAATTATTTTCTAAAGAAGAAATAACTCGTATTAAGGCATTTAG